CTCCGGCTTGAGCCCAACTGATAGCCATTTTTATATATCTCCCTTAATAATAAGTAGCTATGAAACTAACTTTTAATCCTCAAAACTCGCACCACTGTTTGTAACAACAAAATCAATGGCGAAGAATTCAACCGCACGAGTTGGCTTGACCAACAGCTTGGCATAAATAACGTTTTGATCAATTAGGTCAGGAGTCGTTGTCGTCTCGTCAAGAACGAGGCGGAACTCATCAATTCCAAATCTAGACTTCACATCATTGAGTACCACAGAAGCTTGGCGTCTGAAACTATCCCAGGTTGTTTGGACATTAGGATCAAACAAGAGCCTTGAAGCGATGAATGAAATTTCACGCTTGAGATAGATCATTAAGCGACGAACATTGATTCTGTCAAGCGCAGAGGCCGTTTGCTGGAGTGTCTTTTGTCCGAAGACCACGATTCCTTCAGCAGGGAACTTAGCGATTGGGTTAATGTTTGCCTCATAAAGTGTATCTCTATTGTCTTGTGTATACTTTCTAGAAACATCCAACACTGGCAAACCAGCAGCACCTTCAGTGAGTCCGCCACGGGTGAAGCCTGCGGGGGCGAACCAAGGACCTTGCTTCTTGTCTGTGCTTGAGAGCACTCCAAGGGCAACTACCGATGGTGGTACCCACACGCTTCTTAGATTAAGGTTATCTTGAATCATAACCCAAGGTGCATAGGTAGCGGCATAACTGTTATTGATATTTCTATCCTTAAGAGTATCGGCAGCCTGCTTGACTGTTGCAGCGTTTCTTGCAGAAACACTCTCTGTTCCTTCAGAGTCTGGTGTATAGAGATTATCAATGTCGATAATTGCCAAAGAGTCGGCACGATCCTCTACGATATCAATCAAATGTTGAGTGACATTGTTTTGGATAATTCCAGGCAACGTGACGATGTTATACTGTGCATCCTCTGGATCAGAAACAATGTTAATTGCTCTGCGCAGAGTGTGCAACTGATAAGAAGTCTTTTCGTTTGTTGCTGTGCTAAACCCTGTATTTCTGAAGGGGTCTTTCTCAGTGACGTCAAAGCCATCAAAGCCGCCGTGTAGAACCGTTGTAAAACGATCTAGTCCAGCAGCAAGAGCCGATGAGTAGGATGCATTCATTCTCGTGTAACTCATAGCGGTGTTAACCCCTAAATGCGACCCGGAGATAAATTGGAATCCTTCAGCGGATGAACCTGAAACTTCATCAAGTGAGAAGTGCCAGGCGATGACTAGTGGATCATCCTGCGCTCTATTCTGATTTGGGCTTTCCTTGAGGTCGTGGTCGGGGCTATAAGGCTCGCTTTGAAGACCCTTCGCCCGAGCTTTTACCATATCTAGGATCACTGGGTTGAACGTGACGTCGGAAGTTGTTTTACCAGTCCACGCTCCCCAATATGTAGAGTCAAGGTTCTTTGGGGATCCCCAAGAATCCTGCTTACGAAGCGGGACAGATGGGAAGACCACAGATGCGGTCAATCCGCCCTGGGCACCGAGTCCTCCAAGAAGTCCGGGGCCAGCGGCGGCTCCATCATCTTCAACGTATCCGCCCATATGTCCGAAGCGAGCACCATCACCGCCATCTAGCATCGAGGCAATTTGCCCACGAGACATGCTGATATCAGTGGCTCCAATGACACCATTTCCGCTGGCGGAGACACTTGGAGTACCACTTGAGCCACTCAAAATTGAGACCGAGCGGTAGGTAAGGGGTCCGAAGACACCAAAGGGAAGAAGTTCAGGCGTGGACGAGCCAGCCTCAACATCGCCATCCATTTCAACACGGATATATTTTGATTTATTAGAATACTGTCCGTACTCTCTATTTCTCTTTTCTGTTGAATCGTATTCAGCGTACTTATCACCAATCTTTCTGGCGAGATAGTTCTGAGAAGCTGGGTTTAAGCTGCAATTGTCCCATCTCTCTAGGATAGTAGGCTTGTTGTCGCTATCTTGAAGAGCACGAACGACAACGCTAAAAGATCCAAACTTCTCAAAGGATCCACGAGGAGCCTTGATGTTTTCCAATGATACCTTCACTGTCTTTTGTACCCATTCACCAGCAGTCAACGCTTCAAAGCGGAAAAGTCTCTGCTGGAGTGTTGCGTCAAAAGATGAGGTTGTTACTGTATCAGTAGGGGCAGATAGAGCCTGACAGAAGTACCAACCCGTAGTAGACTTAGTAGCTCCAAATTGGAAGTCATTTCCAACTTCCGTAATATCTTGCTGGTTACGGAGAGGAAGAATTGCAGCCCAAGCGGTAAGGTCTGCTACAGCGGCATTACCGGCCGAACCAGATGCTACCAATTCACCCACTGTTGCCTGTCCTCTTGGACCAAGAGCAGATTCAAAGCTTTCGCCGAGCCACATTCTTCCACCTTGGCTAGCAGATGCTGTGCTGCGGCGAGAAATATTTTCATTTGTTACCGTTGGGTTAGTATTAAGAACACTGCGGATGAAATTATTCTTGTCAGGGTTCATACTAACGGTAACTTTTTCAAGCGAAGTAAAGGTTCCGTTCTTAGACACCAACAAATCAATGTCGCCATTGGTATTTGTCTTATAGAGTTCAGAAACAGAGGCTGTTATTGCAGCATCTGCTCTTGTACCAGATAGGAGAATACGCCCAGCGGCATTATAAAATACAGCAGCCAAGGCTCCAGTTACGGCAGCACCTTGTGCGATGGCGATGTTGAGGGTTCCCGAGGGCCAGAGGAAGAGCCCAAAGGCTCCGCCGGCGCTAACCGTAGAGTTGAGTGCGCCTGCCCTATACCCAGCATACCCCGTAGTAACGTTGGGGTCTTGGACACCCACTGTACGCATAAACGTAAGGGTTGCATTGTTTCTTAACCAAGCCTGAGCAGCGTATGGAGCGTATGTTGCTCCGAGGGTATTGCCATATCTAGAAATATCTCCTGATTCGTTGCCTGCTTGGGGATTCCCGAACAGGTCAACAAACTCAGAAAAAGAACTTACAGTCTGAGGTACCATTGCTGGCCCTTTTACTGCTCTACCTATAACCATGGGTCCAACCCCTGCTGAGGTTGCAGGTAATTGGCTGTTGTCTATTTCATCTACGAAAACGCCGGGTGAAATAAACTTGAATTTACTTGTGGGATCAGTAGCCATCTTTTCTTTGTTCTCCTGTTAAGCTAACAAATTGTTCAATCGAAGCTTTGTTATAGTACCCGATTGCTAATAATAAATAGTAACACAAACCTCTAAACTCCTTGTAGTTTAAGGTCTGTACTTATCTTTTCGTCCAGCCTGGAATTCTGGCTCCTCGCCGAGCATAGATCTTTCCCTAGAAAACCTTATTTTTGCTGCACTTTGGCGCTTAACCGTAATTGGAGTATTTTGGTTATCTTTGTCGCCGACTATATAGCCTAAAACTTTAAGTGTCAAGGTTGTTGCAAATATTCTCTCTGTGACATCAAGCCCCTCGGCCTTAAAATCTATATTGTAGTTTGGATCTAGAAAAGCCTCGTAAGAATTTCTCTCGTGAGACACTTTAAACACGCTTGGGTCGCCGGTAAAGGTGTGGAACTTTGTTAAAATTTGGTTCATCTGTTGCTGGTACTCAGCTACAATGCCTATGTTGTAGGTCATCTCTATAAAGGTGGGCATTGGGATCAGAATAGTTTCATAAACAATGTTTTTATTTACCCCCGGAAAAGTTTGGCGATCCTTATTTTGTCCTCCATCGGATTTACGAATTGCATTTGCATTTGCAAACTTTTGTGTTTGTTCTTGCTCAACTTGGCGGGCGATGGCTATAGAGCCTCCACGATCATAATAATCAAAATAGGGAGGCAGGTTGACCCCATAGATTCCTTTGTTTGCTGGATTTTGTACTACAGATGTTTTATTTATTGAAATCAGAGGATACATCAATGTCCTGCCGTTTGGTCTCAAGTTAGGGTCGTTTTTAATTTGATAAGATCTTTCAGGGAGAGAATATAAAACTGGTACTTTTTCAAAACCAGCCGAGGTGTCTACCGAAATGTTTAATTGATCGTTTACAAAATTGTAAACAGCAAAATCTACATCCTCTATTTTAGAGGGTGACAAAGAATATGATGAACTTAATTGAACATTTACTGGGGTTCTAATCGGCATTGAATAATCCTCTTCTGGCTTGCTTGCCCACTAAAGTAACTTCCATAGCCGTCTCGTCATTCGTAAAAGCACTATCTTGTCCAAAAATATATCGGGGTTCAAAAACGTCTACTATTTCAAAATACATATCGTCATACTGCATAAAGTCACCGAGCCGGGCAAATAGATTTTGATCCTCAGTTAGTCTTCTCTTGTGAGTGTGTACGTTTATATTATATAA